GATTATGGGGATGTCACTAATCCCGTCAGTGGTCGTAACTTCAAGGTTTCGGCAGAGAGGGTATCGGACGGCCCCAGTTCTTTTATCAAGTATAAAGTTACTCCGGGGGCTAATCCCAGTGCGTTAGAGCACATGGAAGCGTTAGATCATCTCCATAATTTGGATGAGATTTATCCTCCTCGGTTATTTACTTATACAGATCAGAAGTTGATTGCTGAAGGAGAGTTTGATCCGCGTAAGGGTGAGCTTCCTTCTTCTCCTGACGTCTCTCAATTAACGCAGGGCGAGCCACAGAAGGTGGAGGAAGAGTTTGAAGATGCTCCACAGGCGACTACTTCTCCTGCGGAAGAGTTTTTTGAGGACCCTCCTGAGGATTCACCTCAGACTTCTGATAGTTGGGAAAATGATTTTGAAGAAGAATCTTCAACCGAAGATGCATCAGATGACCACAAGCGTGACGATGTAAAGAAGAAGCTTGAGGAATTAAAGAAAGTCGTCGCTGGCAACAGAAAATAAGGGGGGTCGGGTGAGTAGAAAGAAAAATACGAAAGCTCATCGATGGACTGTTGAAGACGATGAATTGCTTTTTGAGGTTTTAGAAGGTTCTTTAATAAAGAACATTAAAGATCTTTATAAAAGGCAGAATCATAAGGCTAACAAAAGTCATTTTTGGGATAGCGTAGCAGCAATTTTGGTGGCTAACGGGGGGCCCTTGGTAACAGGGTCTGCTTGTAATCGTCGTGTTTATAAATTTACTAAACAAAAAGAAAAGCGTGAGTTTGCGTGGGAGAGTAGTATCCCCCCCGATTGTTTTTCGGAGGAGGAACGGTACCAGACGGAGTTGGAGTCTCTTCTTTTTGAGATTTGGGAATTGGGAACATCTCTTTCTCCTGATCGTACTATAATTCCTTTACAAGATACTTTAGAGGCGTGGGTAGCAAAAATGGCCACTTCCGAAGGTATTTCTCTTCAAAGTGTACTGTTGGGGAAGTTGGAAGACGTTAGACAGCAGTTGTTTAATATGGAGGCTTCTCACAGTGGCTAAATCAAAAAAAGTAGAGTCTTCTGGAACTAAGGTATCTGAATTAGCTGGGTTAATGGCTGCCGTCTCTAAAAAGCATGGGGACGGCAGCCTTATGATCATGGGAGAAGCTCCTACGTGTAAAGACGTACCGGTCATTTCTTCAGGGTCTTTGGCTATCGATCACATACTTGGAGTAGGTGGTTACCCTCGCGGTAGAGTGATGGAGATATTCGGTCCAGAATCTGCGGGTAAAACGACCCTTACGCTCCATGCGATTGCCGAGTGTCAGAAGTCAGGTGGTACAGCCGCTTTTATTGATGCTGAGCACGCGTTAGATTTGAAGTATGCAAGTGCAGTAGGCATAGACACCGACAAGCTCTTATTCTCCCAACCTGATTACGGCGAGCAGGCATTAGATATCATCGAAGACATTGTTCGTGCCAATCTTGTGGACTTGGTTGTGGTGGATTCTGTTGCTGCGCTAACCCCTAAAGCTGAGATTGAAGGGAGCATGGAGAAGAACCACATGGGTCTTCAGGCTCGCATGATGAGTCAGGCATTACGTAAGTTAACGGCCATTGTCCATAAGACCTCTACCTGTTTGATGTTCTTGAATCAGACACGTCAAAAAATAGGGGTGGTGTATGGAAGCAATGAAACGACTCCAGGTGGAAACGCTTTGAAGTTTTATTGCTCCGTTAGAGCGTCTATTCGTCGTGTGACCTCGATTAAGCGAGGGGAGGAAGTTATTGGGAACGTGGTGAAGATTAAGGTTGTGAAAAACAAGCTTGCCCCCCCTTTCAGAGAGTGTACTGCGTCTATTTTGTTTGGACAGGGGTTAGATGCGGCAGGGGATCTATTTGATTTTGCAGTGGACTACGGACTCATAGATAAATCTGGTGCGTGGTTTTCGTATAACGGACAGCAGATTGGTCACGGAAAAGTAAAAGCAGTTGAGTATCTTTTATCAGAGGAAAACAAAGGTATTTTTGAAGAATTAGAAAATAAAATAAGAGAAGGTTTAATGTAATTAATGAATATAAAGAATATTACTATATCACTTGGTAGAACTATAAATCTTGGAAACTTTGAATTTGTACGAATGGATGTTTCTATTGAATCAGAAGTTAATCACGATACGTATGATGAAGAATTTGAAAACTTAAAGTTAATTGTTACGGAGAAGCTTTATCAATTAATTGCTGATCCATCCATCTCTGGGCACCTCCCGAAAGGAGAGAACTAATGTGGTTGTTAGCTGCTGTGGTTCTTTTTATTACTCCTTACGAGGGAGAGCCTGTGTCTTATGATTATGAAACGACACCTTGTCGTGTAAACCGTGAGTGTGGGTCGGGTCAGTGTTGGGCAGGTATCTGCGAGAAAGGCTTTTGCGTTGCCTACTTTAGTTGCGTATGAAGATTGCACTATTTTCTGATTTACACGCACACCCTTTTAAAAATGGGACCATAGACGAACACGGTCGGAATAGTCGTGTGGAAGATGCGGTTAGCGTTATTCGTCAGGTGTATACGGAAGGGGTTAAGCGTGGGGTTGATTATGTTTTGTTTGGTGGGGATCTCTTTGATCGCCGTAAAAGCATTGATGTCGATACCTATAATCGTATTCATGAAGTGATAAGCACGCAGTCGTTGAGTATCCCTACTTACATGATTCCTGGTAATCATGATCAGGCGAATAAGTCTGGGACGATTCATGCACTCCAAAGATTTCAAACGGAGTCGTGTTTTATTTTTCAAGAACCTCAATGGGTAAAATTGAATTCTGACACCGCTTTGTTTGGGGTACCTTATTATGACGATGGGGAACTTATAGCTCAGTATATTGTTAAGGGGTTGGAGCAGAAGCCTAAGGGTGTTTCTAAAACCATCTTATTGATGCATTACGGGATAGCTGGTGCGAAGATTGGACCTTCGGATTATGTCCTTCCCTGTGAGCTTAGTGTGGATATGCTTAAGCCTGATAAATGGGACATTATCTTTGGGGGCCATTACCACATCGGCCAACAACTTGGAGAGAAGTTTAATTACATTGGCTCTGCTATGCAGCATAGGTGGGATGATGCAGGCTTTGAGAAGTCCTTTGTTATTCTTGACACCTCTAATTGGTCGATGGAACGTGTACCTACTGTAGCTCCTCGTTTTGTAGTTTTTGAAGATTTAGAAAACTTTGATTTGTTGGATGTGCGTAATTGTTTTGTACGAGTTGTTTTGTCGTCTTCCCCATCTGATGACGTAAAGGATATGGTGTTTACTACGTTCACTGAAGCCGGTGCGTTATCTCTAGAGTTTAGAATTACCCCCCCGGATGTGGATGAGGATTCTCCTGAGCGCATTGAGTTTAAAGAAGGGAAGGGTGTAGGGGGTGTTTTAGAGGACTACATCAAGTCAGATGTGGTAGACACGAAAGGCTTTGATGTAGATAAGTTGCTTCAAATAGGTAAGGCAATAATCCAAGAGGCCACACATGATCATTAATTATCCTCAAGCCACTAAATACAGCGATAGTTTTTTAAAAAAAATAAGAAAAGATCGGGAGTGGGTTTTTTCCTGGGCTATTGATCATGCTGCTGTTGAAGGGACAGTTTATCCCGAAGACGATGGTGATTTTGTAAACGCCATCGTGTCCATTCAAATCGCTGTATTTGGTGATGACAGCCCGAGTGATATTGATGGATTTTTGGGACCATCAACTTATCGTCGCATGATGACATATGTGGAGTCCCTTCAGCCTGTAGAGACTGCCTCAGAGCCCGTAACGACGCATGACTATATGATCTTTGCCGGGGATAAGATTCCTGTTCCTGGTGTAGAGATTGTAAGCTTTGATGAAGTTAACAGTTTGTCTTTTGTAGATTCTACGAAGAAGGGTTATTACCACTGGCCTAGACCTATTGATGATCTCTTACATACTAATTCTGCGTATGCGTATTTGTTAGGAACGATTCACTGGGATGCAGCCCTGAGTGCTAAATCTGCTTTTCGTATATTAAAAAGTCGTGGTTATTCTTCCTGCTTTGGGATTGATAATCCTGATAAAGAGACAGGTGTAGTTAAGGTTTTTGAGTGGCTTGATCCAGGTTTGTATCGAGGAGCCCATGCTGGGACCAAAGCGAATAGGGCTTCAGTTTCTAGCTTCGATTTAAGTAATGCAGTCTATACTAAATACGCAGATCGGTATTTTAAGAGTAGCAACATCTTACGCCCTGTCATCACCCCTCGATTCCACCACACTAAGAAAACTATGTTAGGAATGTATAAAGGACAGGTGGTTGCTCTGCTACGCATTCTAAAGGCGTTAGCCGCCCGTACCGGACTTCCCCTCGTGTTTCCGGTGGATGATGTGGGGGAGCCCATTAGAGCAGTCTACGACGATCTCTTTACCAAGAAGTATCACGGGGCGCATACGCACATGCATATCACCCGTAAGAAGTGGGATGTGGCAGGGCTGGAAGATCAAATTATCATCTTGATGCTTACTGACCAGGATTTGTTTATAGAGTTTCCGTCGTTAGTAGAGTGTTTTAGGCTACAAGATAGTCGGTGGGCTAAATGGTTAGATAATAAAAAGGATAGGTGGCAGTGGGATGAAATTGGTTGGCGTACCAATGTCAGTTAAAGAGCATTTGTCTGAAGTTAACCCAGATGCGTTGTTAGCTGATGGATTTGAATCATGCTTTATTGGGATGACGTGTGGAAGTAGCTCATTAGCTGTTTATGATTATGATGCATGTGTAGAGTTTCTCATACAACGCGACAAAATGACTTACGGTGATGCTGTAGAATTTATGGAATTCAATGTTATTGGTGCGCGTATGGGAGATCATACGCCGGTATTCGTCTTGTTAGACCGTGGTTGAGATGTTTAAGAATTTGAAACCAGTGTTTATAGAGAACAGTCGGATTCCGGGGTGGTTGTCTAAGGTGAGTCCCGTAAATATCGGAGCAATTTGCTTGGGCCCTGTAGTGTTTTGTAAATCGTCTATAAGTGAGCGAACTAAACGACATGAGACCACTCACTTTCAGCAATGCTTAGATTTACTTTTTATCGGTACCCTGCTTGTTTATATTTGGGACTATATAAAAGGCCACTTTAAGTACAAAAATGATTGGCGAGATCAATCTACTCCGCGAGGAGGCGTCTATACGTCTGGCAATAATAAGGCGTATTACAGAACGAGAGCAGAGCAAGAAGCGTATTTTACTGAAAATGATTTAGAGTATTTACCGTATAGGAAACGGTGGAAATGGTTGTTTAAATATAAGGTATAAATAGTGGATTTATTATCTGTAAGTTTAGAGAATTTTTTAATTATATCAAAAGCTGAAATTCAACTCCAAGACCGGGGGTTGGTGCGTATTGCAGGTGAAAACGCAGACGACACCACTTCCATCAGTAATGGTTCGGGTAAGTCTACATTAATTGAGGGGATTTACTGGGCGTTGTTTGGCGACACTCTTCGCAATCTTAAATCAGCGGATGATGTAGTTAATAGAAATGTGGGTAAGAATTGCTCTGTAATTTTAGAACTAGAGGAAAATGGGAAGCAATACAGAGTAGAGCGGTACAGGAAACACTCGAAGAAAAAGAATAATCTTTACCTCTATATCAATGATGTAGATTCTAGAGGTAAGGATAATCGTGAAACCCAAGCGTACATTGAAAACATTGTGGGGATGGATAAAACTTCCTTTTCTAATGCCATTGTTTTTGGTCAGGGCCATTCGAAAAACCTTAAACGATTCTCTGAGATGACTGACTCTGAGAAGAAAGAGACTTTAGAAAAAGTTCTTTCTTTGGAGATTTTTGGAGAAGCGTTTTCTAAAACAAAAGAGAGGTTAGCTGAACTAGAAGCTAGTGTTGCTCTCAAGAGACAAGCCTTGGAGTCGGTTGAGACTAAATTAACAGAGGCTCTTAAGCGCCGTACAGGAGCTTCTTTAAGTTCTGATCAATTTGAACAACGTAGGGATAGTCGGATAGCAGATGTATTAGGAGAACGTGATCAGTTACTTCTCTCGCTTGAGCCTTTACAACAAGATTTGGAGATTCAAAAGGGTAATTACATATCGGTTACAGAATTAGAGGAAACAATAGATTCTTGTAATGAGCTTCTTCAAGGTCAAACGGATGAGTTGGTTTCTTTAAAAGATGCGTTAGATGAACGTAAAACTAAGTTGTTGGTTACAGTGCGTTCTATTCGATCCGATATTGGGAAGCACCAGAGACAGTTAGATGGTTTAAGCGATGGATCGGATGTTGGGGAGCGGTGTCAATACTGTGCGAGCCTTATCACTAAAGCTCAGTTAGGGAATGAGCGAGACGGGCTTGGGTTTGAGATCGCAGACAGGGAACGAAGTGTGGCGTCTTTGTCTAAACAAATTAAAGGTCTGATAGATAAACACGGAGTAGATAAAGAGGCTGTTGATGAGACGGTTAGTAGCATTAATGAAGTTATCACTACGTGTAGGGAGCGTATCAACGAGTCTCACACTGCCCAACGCACCATAGACGCGTTGGAGCTAAAGATTAAACACGTTGAGGAAACGGCGTCGATTCGGGCTCAACAGTGTAAAGAGATAGAGGGAGAGGATAATCCGTGGGTGGAGATCGTAGCTAATGTCGATGAGTACATCGAAAAATTAGGTACTGAGAAAGAAAGTTTCAAGGGGTTTCTTGAAGAATATGATGAGGAGTTTAAGAACCTTTCTTTCTGGCGCACTGCTTTTTCCAGACAAGGAATACGTTCGTTTTTACTGGATAAGATTGTGCCGTTTTTAAATGAACGAGTTTCTCACTATCTAGGGATTTTAACGGATGGTGGCATTACAGCTAAGTTTTCCACTGTAAAACAACTGTCTTCAGGAGAATACAGAGAGAATTTTAATATCGAAGTCATTAACCGCCATGCGTCGGAGTCTTACGAAGGAAACAGCGGTGGTGAGAAACGTCGTATAGATTTAGCAGTGGCTTTAGCCTTTAATGATTTCTTAGCGTCTCGGAGTGGGAAACGATTTAATATTTTATTGTTGGATGAGGTATTTGAAGGGGTGGATTCAGAAGGTCTCTATTACGTTATTAAAGTCTTAGAGGATTTAGCTCGTCGGAAATCGTCAGTGTTTGTCATCACGCATCGCGATGAGCTAAAGAGTTACTTCTCAGATGAAATTTTGGTTAAACGAGAGTCTGGACTGAGCTTGGTCGCGTAAAGGATAATCATGGTTACTGGTGTTTATACGTTTATCTCCTTCTTATGTATCTATTACTTGATACTTTCTGCAGTGGATGCGGTAGGGAGCTTTAGAAAGTATAAAATTGAGGTGTCGGTTTCTGAGAATCCGTCAGTAGTCAAAATAAAGTTTGATTCCAATTTAGATTTATCTGTGATTTCTATAATTTACTTAGTTTCCTATTATTCAGGGCTGTTTCAAGGATAAGGTTTGAAGCAAACCTTGACACTGATAGGTATTTTACCGTTATCCTGTAGTACGAAGCTTATGAAAATAAGCGTATAAATGAGTTTAGATATGCGTGGTAGGATATAGTGTCTGATTTTATACCAAGTGTTCCCGATGATATTGGCATAGTTACTTCTCGATCCCGTGCTGGTAAAAAGGCTAAAAACAAGGGAAGTTCCTTTGAGCGTAGAATAGGGAAGTCGCTAGAGGGGTTTTGGGATTCCAAATTCTTTAGGACGCCTATGTCAGGGGGGTCCGCTCTTAAGTACGATTATAATTTAGCGGGAGACCTGAGTACTCCTGATGAGACATGGCCCTTTCACGTGGAGTGTAAGAACCAAGAAGCCTTGGGGAAGTTCTTTACCATCTTTACCTCTGATAAATGCCCGGTGTGGAAGTGGTGGAATCAAACAGTAGAGGAGTGCCCTGAGAATAAAATTCCTCTTTTGATTTTTACTAAAAATTACTTTCCTGTGTTTTGTTTAATGAAAGCTTCGTTCTGGTTTTCCATTGATCATCCTACAATGGATCCATCAGCAGAGTTAGAACACTCTGCTATTTTGTTTGTGCGAGAAGTGGTGGTGGTTACTTTGGATAGGTTTCTTAGTGTAGGAAAAGAAAAATGTTTAAACGCATCGAAAAGTTTTTTAGACGTTACTTGTCAGTAGAAGTAGAACGTTGTGGGGACTGCGGCAAAGTGTTTCTGCACTGCACGTGTGACGAAAACAATCTAGATAAATAGGTGTGACTTATGAGCAAGCGATACTATGTTGCAGTAGATATTCAAAACCTCTGGTACTCCTGTAGAAATTCGTTTGGGATCGGTTATCGAGTAGATTATCGACAGCTTCAAGAATACATCTACGACATTACTGATGGGGCTGATCCCGTTATTACGTGTGTTGCGTACTTAATTGCTTCTCCTAATCACGACCAGACCAATTTTCTCAGTACTTTGAGGAATCTTGGGTTTCGGGTAAAGAAACGTAATCTTCACTATGATCAAGATAAGCGTAGTGCCACTAATACGAATTGGGATGTGGGTATTACGGCTGATGCTTTTTTGAACTTAGATAACTACGATACCTTCATCCTCATCAGCGGCGACGGCGACTTTGTATACATGGTTGATCCGATCATGGACAAAGGGAAAGAGGTTATTGTGGCTTCGTTTGAGAAGTCCTTAAACAAGAGTTTAGCTAATGCAGCTAATAAGGTTTATTACCTGGAGGATGATGTTGTTTATTCTCCGCACAGTAAATACCGCCCTAAACATCCATCCCACGTGGATTTTGATGATGAGTTTGCGGGTGCTTAATGAGCACAGTTTCGTTACCCAGTGGGGGGCTTAATGAAGCCCAGATTGATGCGCTTAGGATGGAGAATCTAGGTGCCTGGTGCGCCATAAACAATTTCAAAGTAGATCACAGACCCTTTACGTTTAAGAATCGTGCCTTTCTTAAAGGGATTTACCTTTGTGATAATCCCAGGATCTCTGTGAGAAAATGTACTCAGGTGGGACTTACCATCTGGATGATTTTAAAGGTGCTTCATCGACTGCGATACGCCGAACATGTCAAAAACAAGATCCCAATTAAGGGTGGGTTTTATTTTCCGGTTTTTGATTCTGTGGCTAAGTTTTCTAAAGATAGGTTGCGTCCTTTAATTTATGAAATACCTGAATTTAGAGAAAATTTATCCGGGGTTCCTAGCATTGATCTAGTTCAATTCGGGAGTAGTTCACTGTATTTGTCGTATACTGGTGGTGTGGCGACAATGGATTCTACACCCATGGACATTTTGTGTATGGATGAGGTTCGCTTGATGGCCCCTCCCACAATTAACCAATTAGAAGAGCGTTTAAGTGGTTCTCCCCACCCAGAGCTTTATAAGGTGAGTACGGCAGGTTATCCCAACGATGCTATCGATAAAGCATTTATGATGGGTACTCAAAATACGTGGCACACGAACTGTAATTGTCCCGATGGGGTGATTCTTTCTGATGTGTTTCCTGAATGTGTTGGGCAAAGAACAAATTTAAAATCTGGGAAACCTGAGTATTTTTATGTGTGCCCTAAGTGTAAGAAAGAAGATCTTGTAGCTCAGGAGGGGGAATACATTGAACACAACCCTACGTCAGACCATGCCAGTTTTCACATTCATCAAATGCTTTCAGCGACGAGAAACGCTAAACAGATATGGGAGCGTTACATCACCACAGATAACCCTAAGGAGTTTTATAACGCTACTTTAGGCAGGCCCTATGTAGATGAGTCTAATATTGGAGCTACTAATGATGAATTAATGGCGTGTGTAAATACGGATGTTAGTTGGGGCTCTGATATGACTAATACCTGTATGGGGGTTGATCAACGCTCTGGAGATCTTCATGTAGTCATTGCAAAGAACATTGATAATAAAAAAAGACTCATTCATGTAGAGGTAGTAGATAACAAAAGTTCAAAATACAAAGTTGATGGAAACGTTATTACTCCGTTTAAACGGTTATATGCGTTGATGACGGAGTATGACGTAGATTTATGCGTCTTAGATGCATTACCTAATGCTAATGAGGCCAAAGACTTCGCCAGAGCGTTTCCTGGACGTGTTTTCCTGGCTTACTACCGTGAGAGTCAAGAGATGGTGAAGTGGTCAGATAGGAATATTAAATCGGCGGCTAACGCTAGTAGAAAGAATAGTGAAGATCTCAAATTTAAATGGGTAGTGTTTTTAGATCGCTATAAGAGCATTGATTATGCTCTTAGACAGTGGGCCAAGCGTCGTGTAGAGTGCCCTAATCCAAAAGGGTTGATTCAAGAGATTAGAAACCCCAAGACAGGGGCTTATGATCCTGAGTTTGTTTGCAAAGACCAATTGTTTCTTCACCTACGTTCTATTTGTAGAGAGTTAGTGCAGAATAAAAATGATCCTACTAATTACAGGTATCGTTGGACGTATCTAGGATTAGATCCTCACCTTCTCCACTCGTGGAATTATTTGTGTGTGGCACTAGAGCGTAGAAAACGAGCTTTTAACTTTGAGTTTATCTAGGAGGTAATATGGCGCGCACCCCAGTTACGTCAAAGGACGACGATAGACTTAAACAAAAACAATTGTTGATGATGACCCACCAAGATGTGATTGAACGACGTAGGATAAACGTTATCCAATTACGTCTTCAGGGGTTAACCACGGCTGAAGTAGCGAAGCGTCTCAGTGTATCAACCGACACTGTGGCCAAAGACATAGAGGCTATTCGTAAAGCCAATAATAAATACGTAGAAGAGTTTAATCAGAAGGATTTCGTGGGGGACACTTTAAATGTTTACAGTGCTATTGAAAAGGACGCTTGGGCACAAGTAGCTACCCTCCCCCAAGGCGATTCCCGACGTGTAAAATTTCTTGATGCTGTTCGTAACACTCGAAAAGAACAAATTAAACTATTGCAGAACAGTGGACTTCTACATAAAGAAGCTGAGAAGGTTGAGGTTCAGATTACTACCCAGGTTATTGATGGGTGGACCGATGAACAGAAGCTTTTAATTTCAGAAGCTATGGTTGAGGCGTCTTTAGATGATTTTATTGCGTTGCCTGAGCCTAAAGAAATAAAAATACCTTCTAAAGAAGAATTTACTCTAGAGGACTTTGCTGAGTTTTCAACTTCAGCAAATGAAAAAGATGGTAAAGAAGAAGAACTCTAATAAAAGCGTTCAAAGATCTTTTTTAAAGTGGGTTGGGGGCAAGAATAAAAGTATCCAAAAGATACTTCCTTTGTTTCCAAGTTCTTATAATAAGTATTACGAACCTTTTGCGGGGAGTTGTGTAGTTCATCTAAATGAGCATCACGATCCCTCGTTTCTGTCTGATTTAGAAAAGCCACTCATTGATACTGTTATTAATGTTAAAGAGTGCTGCGATGATGTGTGCGAAGAGTTAGAGCAGTTAAATAATTCTGAGTCTGACTACTACCTTATTAGAGAGCAATTCAACGACAGAGAGGGGTTTAGCCCAAGACAAGCGGCTCAGTTTATTTACTTAAATAAATGTGGGTATAACGGTCTTTACCGCGTTAATAGTAAAGGTCGATTCAACGGCCCTTTCGGTAAGCGTAGTGGACAACCGCACAAGGATTACCCTATAATTAAGACATGCAGTGAGTTATTACTCAATGCCACAGTAAGTCACTCAGACTATGCTTCAGCCATTTCACAATGTTCAAAAGGCGACTTCATTTATTTTGATCCCCCCTATTATAAAATAGATGATGCCTCTTACGTGGGGTACAACAGGAATCAGTTTGCGTATACAAATCATGAACAACTACGAGATATTTGCACGTGTTTGAATTCAAAAGGAGTTTTGTTTGCTTTAAGCAATTCAAACTGTGAGCCAATACGAACACTCTTTAAAGATTTTGAAATTAGGACGATTTCTACAATAACGTCTGTGTCTGCAGGGGGTAATCGCGGAACACATGCTGAATTATTTATAAGTAATTATTGAGGATGTTAAAATGAGACTTGCTAAAGATTATGGCGCTCGTTACAAAAAGTTAAAGGTAGAAGAGAAAGTTAAATCTACTGTTAGATTACGTCGAAAGAAAGAGAAGCCTGTAGTTTCACCTTTGTTTATTTCACCCCCGTCCGTTTATGTCGATCAACCTTTGAGTGTTTTAATTGCCTCTATTTATAAAAATCATAAGATTCGTTTAGAACCAGCACAGGCGATGGATAACGCGATTAAATTTATTAACTCGTTTGGGTGGTCTATTTTAATAAACCAATTAAAGAGCGAGGAGATTCAGGTCTTATTGAATCGCGTGAAACCTGATGGAAATGTGGATACCCTGGAAAAGGTTTCTAAGTCTTTAGTGGTTGCGGTATTCTCAGCGTTGGATGAAGTAATGAATCGGAGTTTTAAAGTTTGATTTTCTTTTGGATATCCTATCGGCACTACCCCGGTTTACCGAACGTGAGTGCCCTCCGTTTAGTGAGTGGGACCCAAGAAGATTTCGACTACTACGATAAGCAAGGTTTTCCCGGCTGGACTATGGCTAGTGAGTTTTTTGACGAAGAGGCTAAAGCTGTTTCGTATGCCGAAGCCCAGCACTGGAAATTGATTCAAGTCACTCCCTTCTTTGACGCCTACATTCACGCTTAACTTCTTCCTTGATTTAGTATTCCGTTGGTGCTACGGTGGTAGTTAATTCTTGACTAGGGTGGGTAGCGGGCCATGAAGTTGTATTATGTAATAGCTCGTAACCTCGAAACAAAGGTTGTGCATGTCCCAACGTACTACGGTGGCCTTTCAGTGTTTGGCGACTTGGATGGTGCGCTCACGCGGATTCGGACGCTCAAGCGACGGGTCAGGACGCACGACTATCGTATGTTGCCGTGGCACAGTGAGATGAGCGAAGTAGACTCGATGGGAATGTGGAGATCAGCACTAAGTGTAAAATAGTAAAAGTTAGTTCGGTAAAGGGTATTGTGTTAGATCAGGGGTATGGCAAGATGTGGTCGGTGTGGACTTTGGAATAAGTATCCTTCAGACCGTAGAGAAAATAAATATGCAGGCGTGTGTCTGTGGTATCAATTGCGCCTCCCTGAGCATGAAGTGTATGAATTTAGGGAGTGCCCAGATTTTATTGAAAGGATTCCTGAAGTGTCAGCTTTAGATCATTTTGAGTATAAAATACAAAGAGATCAATTAAGAGAGGCTTATATAGTAGCAAAACGCAGTAGAGCCATCTCTTATATCGCCGTTACCATATCTATATTTTCGTTTTTGTTTAATTTAGTTAAATTGCTTTAGAGAGGGATAGTATGAAGGCATCTAAGCCGTATTTGAATTGTGAGAGTTTTGGAGATGTGTTGGAGCTACACGATAAAGTAGACGGACATATACGGGACGCTATGATTCAAGTGCATGACCGACTCGCTACAGCACATTTCATTGTTCGCTCTGCTTTTGGTCAACAAACTCCTGATGATGGGGTTGTGCTTGCTGTTTGTGGTGAGTTATTGAATACAGAGGTACGATTAAGGGAGCAGGCATTAAATCGGATGTAAAGATAATTAATATTATACAAATATAGTAATAAATGAGTAACATAAAAGTATACGAAACTTTAATTGATATCACGGAAAACGTTGGGGTTGGTGAGAGTGGTATCTATGAGACAAAGTTTACTGATTCCAAGGAACTTCTTAAATCATTAAAGGAGACCCACGGGGATCTTCTTTGTGAAATTAAAATTGGATGCGCTAATTGTTTGAAAGAGAACAAAGGTGATATAAGGTCTGTTCCTTGTGGTTGGGTGTTTCAACGTGCGGCAACTTATGAAGATTGTGATGAATCGTATACGGAAGAAGTGTGGGTTGTATTAATCAAACAATGTGAGCTTTGCAATAATGATTTTGTGTTAGAAAGGATGAATTTTCATGGTTAAAGTAAACAGCTTTAAATGGCGAATGGGTCAGTGGGAAGTAGCTCTTGATCAAATAACTGCAGAGGAATTTGGTGGTTATATTTATGATAAAGAATCAACAACTACTCAACGTTGGAAAATGTTACGTAATACAAACGCTGTTGCTTTTGGAGACCCATATTCATTACCTGAAAACGTAAAGGGGATAGTCCGTAGTATACTCACGCAGCCATTAATAGGAGTTGAGGGTTCCATTGGGATGTGATGTGACCACTTCAGAACTAAAAAAGAAACAGATTCAAACGTTAGAGAATGAAGAGACGGTTTTATTGAAAAAGCAAAAAGAGTTAGAAAGTAATTTATCTGAAATAAATAATAAATTACTTTATCTGAATATTCAACTCCTGAGTTTAAAAGTTTATCTTCCGTATGAGTAATGACCTCACTACTTATATTGTTGATCAGAAAAGTTATAATGATTTAAAGTATGTCGCTAAAGTTATTCAAGGCAGAAAACCGTTAACTAAAGATGAGTGGGATCGGTTATCTGGTATTTTTGACACTTTATTTAAACGAATGATTTGGATGAAAGTTGGATCGATTAATGAGAAGGATACCTAACCAACCTGTCCCCTTACCTCCTGAGTGGCCTGAGCCACCCCCTACTTATTTGAGGAATGATTAAAATTGGCTAAAGAGATTATCTCTATTGTGTGCCCCGAGTGCAGCGTTAAATATAAAACTAAACTACGACGAGGAAAACCACTGAAAGGGTGTCCACAATGCCGATGGAAGCCCCCTAATAAATCCTCTTGACCAGAGATTACTTTAGTGGTACCGTGGTAGTTGACTATGTGGAAGTAGGTATTCAATGGAACTATTGTTCTTCTTCATCGCATCCAATTTTATGACCCCTTGTGAGGAAGCAGAGAATAAGCCTATGGGTGATCCTCGGCAATGTTCTCTCTCTGTTGAAGGGGCTTGCTGTACGTGGCATTCCATAGAAGATCGTTATTGTATTCCTGGTCCCTCTGATGACTGTGCACCCTTTGAACGGGCTATGGATTCGTTTAATGCATTGAGAACGTCTAACCGTTGGTGTTACAGGTTTTGGTGCGGGTGGTTATTAGAGAAAGAGTCCTATTACTCTTTTAGAGAGGGACGAGATAAACACTCCAAGGCTCTTCAACAAATTCATCAATTAGTTAGAAAGTATAAATTCAAACGAGCTAAAAAATTGGCCCGCAGGGAATTAGTCCGTTTAGTAAAAATTGATTGGTGTGAGAAAGATGAGCCCTGTGATGATTACCTTGAGTTTGTAATCAATGCGACTAATGCAGAGCTAAGGCAAGCCGCTCGTGAATGGCGGGAGGAAATCACCCCTTGACTTCTTAGTAATACTGTGGTAGTCTTGCTAGGTGTGGTGTACAGCTATAGGAGTATAAAATGCCGAAGATTTATCAGGCATGGTACAAGGAAGACGATACTAGAGTGCGATACAATGGTGCTTCTCAAGTAAGGGTAGAGGCAGAAGCTAGAACGACTGCCAAAGAACGCGGTATTTCTGTACGTGTGGATGTAGTAGAGATCGAGAAGCCATCACTGAAACTTGTTATTGATTTGATGAACGGCAAAGGTCCAATTTCTAGGAATCGCGTTTGTGTATTTGAGCCTAGAGAGCAGTTTAATAGAATTAGTGATTCTGGAGAATTTATAAAACACTGGAAAGTGAAGAGGGTTGGGGAGTAGTGATGAGACAATATGCCTGGGAGCCTGGGAATGGGACTAGCTATAATTTAGTTTACGGACCTCTTGGAAGTAAACTCTTTCTTGCGTGGATGCGTAGGGGAGGAAGTGGTGGAACTTGTATTGTTTGGGATGCCTTTCTCACCCATGAGTACCTTGAGGAAAAGTTAAACATCAACACAGCAGATGCTAATGGGATCTTGTTGTTTCTAGAAAAGATGGGGCATCAAGTGGGGTTGCCGACAGGCGACGACTTTGAAAAATGTTATGGAACATCTGCTTTAGTAGATCTCACTAAGAATCCAGAAAACACTCAATTAACGTTAGTGTGAAAACTTATAAATATATGGTTTTTGAGATGGGTGCTGTTACTGAATACTTCGATGCGATAGCTCAGGTTGCGCCTGACAGCTATGTTGCGAGCGACTCATTCAGTGAACCGTTGGAGACGGTCCTCAAGCAGGGTTACCGTTGG